CAGCAACCGTCGTAGATAGATATAGATTGTACCCTACCTGGAACGCCCATCCACTCTTTGTCATTGGCCCGATCCTCTGACCTCTTATCTCATCATCAAGAACCCCTGCCTCTGCCGCGAAGCAGCGCATTGGTTGTTTGCTACCATCCGCCTGGGCCTTCTTCCATTTCTCGGAAGCATGATCCAGATACAGCGCATCCCCTTTTACGACAGTTTCTCCCAAGGTAATAAGCAGACGTGTATGCAGGTGATCATCAACCTTTTCCAAATTGGTTGTTAAGATACCATTCCATCCCTGGGTTCCATAAGATACTTCTTCCAAATCATACTTGTCTGTTATTGACATTTTGATTTACTCCTTTTTCACTGTTATTTCATTTTGATCAGATTCGTATGTAATCCCACCATCCTCCAAATAATTTGACACTTTAAAAACCACAACCGATGCTAATGATCCATTATCAGTTATGTTCATTGCAGAAGTATAAATCCACGTCTGTGCATCAATAGCAGTCACCGTTCGTACCAAGACAGAAGCAACCCAAACTTCTATCTTAAATAACCCTTCCCAAACAGGGGAGGCGTCAACGACCGTATCCGCATCGCCAATACCAGCACCCGTCCCTCTAAATCTAACTTCCCAAAGAAGAACAATATCGCCAGTGTAAAGAGGGTTGAAAAAAGCCCCATTCCCCATAATGTTTATAGGCATGTAGGGAGTCTTTGCTCTTCCACTAATACTTAAAGAAATTTCAGAAGCATCAGCAACCGCCCCTGTATAATCCAGACTATATGGCACAAGTTTAAATTTTCTTGTTGATCCAACTATTATACTTGAATGTTTAACTGCATTCCAATACTCCGTTCCAATAAAATAGAATTTCTCTCCAATGCTATGGTCTTCCCGAATAGTGTCAAACCTACCGCGATAGATCCCTTCCAATTTTAATTTGGTTGTAGTCACAGGAGTCACAGTTTGAAATGATATAACCTCATTGCCTAATAGAGCCATGTTCTTTCCTGTTAATAGATGCTCTCTGGAGACGGTTTGAATTTTATCAAGTTCTGTTTCAGGACAATCGAATTCAATTTCAAATCCCGTTTGATCATCTATCTGATATGTGCTTGAAGGATAAGCAGCGACAAGGGTTCCATAAACACCCCAAACCGTAATCTGATCGATCTTATCATAAGAGCTCCCTCCATCAATACTCATGTAAACAAGATATCCAACTTCTGTACCCAACTCCCTTGATGCGATAGGTATAACCGCAACATCTTCTCCTATTGAAACAAAGTTCCCTTCGATGACGGTAACATTTACCAAATCGTCTAATTCTAAATCTTCAGGAACCGCCTCCCCGCTTATCCCACCAGACCCAATACCAGTAAGCTGAGTAGAAATGTAGTCCACATCCTCTATGGCATTAACTACTATTTTTTCAGAATCTGCGAGATCCTCTTCACTAATCCCTTGGACCCGACATACCATATTGGATACACCACGCTTAGAATAATTGAACTTAAACAAGTCTCCAGGCTCTGTACGAAATTGATCTCTATTCACTGTCAGAGTCACATGAGCAAATGGATAAGCTTCTCCTTTTAATGCCCTATCGGCTGCCCAGATGCCATTCCTGGGAGTCATAAACATCATTAATCGTATCGTTTTACTATTCACCCTGCCAACGATCCCCAAGTTAGCAGGATCATTAGTCAACTGAATAGATTCTCTATAATCAATTATCGGCATTGTATGTGCCTTCCATTATTTCCGTGTAAAGTTTATCTGTAAATTCTGTAGAATATTCCTCGAAAATGCAATCTTCCTTACTACAAGACCAGAGGCTCCTCCAACCCTTCTTATTTGCAACTCCTTTAGGGGTAGAAACTCTTGAGAGAGAAAGAGCAGAACCACACTCAGGACATTTTCTTGAATTTTTTTCCCAATGCGCTTGCTTCTCTTTCACCTCTTTTAGTTTCTCTTCATTCTCTACAACCAACTTCCTCTTAATATTCCTGTCCTGTTCACCTTTGTATTTCAAATAATCCTTTAACTGCCTTTTTGAAATGTCCTCTCTTTCAAGGAAAGTAGAAAGAGTAAAGAAATCCTCAAGAGTCCCCCTCCTAAATACGGACAGTAACCTTTCTATTTCTTCGTTTGTTCTTTTCATGGTATACAAATCCATTCATATAATTTAGAAGTAACTTTATTACAATAAACACCACACTCAATTTCACAGTCACCATCTCGACAACAACAATAAGCAGGGCTTCCTCCGCAAGGAGTATCCACATTTGCTCCAGTTCCACAATAACCAATTCCTGCATGAGTTAAACACTGAGTACATCCCATAGTAGCATGACAACCAGGACGAGTACAATCTAATCCCCCATCTGCAAGAAAGGCACAATTACAAGCACCCCCACTACATGATGCATGAACTCCCCATACTTCTTCAAGTTTCCACTTGCCCTGAATTCGAGTAATATTATCCCCCTCAGTAATTGCCCCAGAAATAATGCATGAAGTAAAAGGAATTTCATCCCAAACTCCAGTCGTACATCTGACATAACCACTATCAGCTTCACCAGTAACCTCTCCCCCACAACAATCGGTTACCGTAATTGTCGCTGTCCCACAAGCACTTCCACTGGCAATAAGAGTATTGCCAACGCCCGAAGTCTCAGAATATCCTAAACTAAATCCTGTGCCTGTGACCTCCCATGAATACGGTCCTCTACCATCCTTTACATAGATATTTACTGTTTGACTTTGATTGATAGTCTCTGCACTTAAATCATAATCCCAACTGAGTTCTGTTACACCTGCACATCCACAACAAAGGAAAGAAACACCACATATAATAGGACAATACTCAGGATTAAGAGGATCTTGACCAACACACAAATTGCTATTTGCGGTATAATCAAATGACCATTTTCCTGGACTAACTTTTTGTAAGTTATCAAATGTCCCCTGCTTTCCTGCTGGCAATCCATCACTTAGAAAAGATAGATCAGAACAATGTTCTTCAAGTTCATCCCAAGCTGAATTTTCTATAGTAAAAGTTCTCTCCTCACCTGAGTTAATCTCATTAAAATTTCCTTCAAACCCATCACAGCCAGAAGGACAAATAAGATCACGAAAGAACCGATTTGTATGCTGAACCCTAACTTCATTTAATGTATCTATCCAACTCTTCCTATCTATGGTCGGTGCTTCAAGAAGGGAATCTTCATCAATTATAGGAAGAGAACTTAACGATTCTGTGTCTCTCCATAATTTTAAATGGAGCTTGCTATCTCCGCTGTACCTAAGTATCGCTCCGATATGCTGCAAGATCGTTTCGATATAGGATTGTGCCATCGCTTGACGATTAAATTGAATCGTTAATCCCCTACCCTCTGCCTTCAATGTAGCACCGGATTCGTTAAAAGAACCCGCATGCAACCAAGTTGAAGGAAGGTTTGCAAGGGTATTGAGGATATAATAAATAGCATTGGCAGCATTGTAATCATAAGTTTCAACATCCTTATCCGCTGTTGTTAATGCTACAATATCAGGAGTCTTATGAACAACAAAGTGCATTGATGGTGCTCTGTTATAATCTCCAATATAACAATCCTTTAAAAGCATCCAGCACATATTCCTATAAGGAATATTTAATGTTGGGTCATCAAGTCGACTCCCAATATAACTATTTAGAGAATGATCATTTGTTCCAAAATAAAAATCCGCCGAACCCATTCCCTCAAGTGTTATTGTTTCCTTCCCTCCAGAACCAGGACAAGGAAGGGACCCATGCCAAACAACTTCATCATTTTTATAGATCGTATAGAGCTTATCTACAGGCCCAACACAGATTCCAACAATCCATGTTAAAAAATACTTATATCCGGTAACGACTTCTTGCCCTCCACCACCGCCTTTCCCTCCTTCTTGTTTTTCTGTTACTTCCTCTACACGATTACCATAAGACCATAAAATATTAGCATTCAGTTTCGGAGAGCCAAGTATGTCTGGAATGAGGGCACCCTCCTTTGCCATGTTAACAGACAGTTCTCCAAGTTCGGGTTCGCCATGAGATGGGACATCAGCGGTCATCGCTTCTACGCCCATTCCTATCCCTGCCCCAATCGCAGCACCCCAAACAGCACCAATAGGGCCTCCAATAAAGAACCCTATTACTGCCCCTACGACCCCTCCAATGATTGCTCCTGTACTCATATTATTCCACTATCCTTAATACGTGAGTTATTCTTTCGTTCCAAATCCTATCTTTAAATTGAGTTTTTATGACACCAACTTCTGTCACAGAATGATAGAAATGTTCTTTTAATTTAAAGGCTACATGCGCACTTGCTTTCCCAAATTTAAAAAGTACAAGGTCGCCATCAACAATGTTACCAATCGGGACTTCTATGCATTTTACTTCCCGCTTTATTCCATCTAAAAGTAATTCCCTTGTCTTATGAAGGTTCCAGTCAGAACCATATTCAGGCATAAAACCTTTCTTGTCTGTCTGGACTAAATCAAAATGTTTTAAAACACCAACAATAAAATGGATACAGTCACAACCCAAACCCTTCACTGCCGTTCGGTGGCGGAAAGGAGTGTCAACCCAACTCTCCAACTTCTTTTCCAATACTTCTAATCTTTTAACATTATCAAAATAAGCAGCCATATCAATACTTAGTTGCAGGGTTATCTTTTGGGACAAAAGGATGCCCAAAGAAATTTAAGATATTACTAAATTTATCACGACACGTTTTAATTGCAAGATCACATCCTGCATAAGCAGTAATAGAAACACCAGTAACCATTCCTTGTATTGGATATCTAATTGCAATGGTGTTCCCAGAATGATAAGTTATCATTCGTTCATGTTCACCCCACACAAGGTTCCCTCTTGTAAACCACCCATCAGCCTTTGCAGCAAAGTCTGAACTTGTAAAAGTTAAAGTATCTACCATCGTAATCGTGGTATCAACTTTATAAGACGCTGCCAATAGAGTACACTTTGTATCAAACAGCCTATTATTACAAGATGGTTGATATCTATAAATAGGTACTGGTTGCGTTAAAAAATTCTCGAATCCTACACACCGAGCTGCTGCCTCAACTCCTTTAGAAACAACACTCTTAATTTGACCTATAAAAATAACAATAGAATCATTTGGATCACTCCGATGGATTTTCAGAACTTCGATCCAAAGTGGCTCAACAGGATTTGAAGCAATAAAGTCTGCTGCTGGATCTGTTATAGCTGCCGACATTACTTCAAGAGTTGTTACTTCAAGCTGGGCACTGTGAGATACAGGTCCACGTTTAACGGAAGCTACCGTATATGTACTTCCACCATAAACAACATCAACATCTCCACTTGTGTATCGCCAATGCTGCCCTCCATCCCTCCACAGATGGTACAATTCCGCAGGACGTCTTCTTGAAGATTGTTCTTTTTTTGCAAATTGATCTGTCGCTTCTTTCATAATTAAACCGTGGTCGTTGTGGTTGTTGTCGTGCATTCCTCAGAGTCATAAGCATTCGGCAGAATCATAAGTAAATTCAACTTCCTGAATAGCGACCCAAGAATTTCCAGGATCAAAGACATAACGTTCATGAATTTCAATCCTCAAATATTGATAACATCCATGAGCAGTAAATTGCATCCATACAGACCAGTCACCAGGAGACATATCAGAGGCACCTGGCACATCATCATCATACAGAGTAACTTCTTCACCGCCATATACTCCAGTATCAGATCCAAGAATTTTAATGTTACTCGGCCATGCATCAGATCCTGCATTTCCCCTTGTACGGAAACGCATACATCTAATATCCCGCTCAACCTCAAAGTTCCACTGAATCCAACAACTCCCATCAGGGTTAGGACCATTAGCATCAGTTGAGATCCACGAGTTAACCGTGCCTCCATCAGCAATACCATCCCACGCTTCAGTAGCAGGAAAAGAAGCGGAAAATTCTGAAGAAGCACTACATTGCGTCTTGTCATCACTACTACCTTGTAACAAATCCCATCCTAAACAAGAAATAGTAGTCGTTGTCGTGGTACTTGTTAACGTAGTCGTAGTTGTCGTGCTTGTCGTAGTCATCGTGGTACTGGTAGTCGTAGTCGTAGACGTGGTTGTAGTGCTTGTCGTTGTTGTCGTTCCGGTGATAGTGGTAGTAGTCGTAGTCGTCGTGGTACTGGTCGTTGTCGTAGTCGTTGTAGACGTAGTCGTGGTAGATGTAGTCGTTGTTGTACTGGTCGTGGTTGTCGTTGTTGTAGCAGCCTCAGAAGGAATTGCTTTAAAAGACAACCCAACAGAAGCAGCATCTATATTTGAATAATCAACTTTAATCTCATCTGCATCAAACCTTGAAAAATGCAGGAATGACACAAGGAGGTTTGGAAGGGCATCTGAGCTAATAGCTTTGCCCACAGCATTATCTAATGTTATCGTCGTGCTGGTTGGAGCTGCTATTATCTTCCTGCAAACATAAGTACCATCTGGAAACAGGATAAAGATATGACGACCTACTACCTCATTTTCTAAATATGTATCCGCATAATCAATATCCTGTATTGTAAGCTGATCATCAACAGCATCGAATGAAGCCGTAACGACAATGTCAGAGCTCCATGTAGGAACCCAAAAATAATCATACCTC